CTGACAGGCACTTCCCTGGGAGTTAGTAACTGCTCCCGTGACAGTATCTGAGACACCTTGAGTTCCTTCACGATTCGCTGGCAGGCTCTTCGTTTTCTTCGTCGGTTTCTTCTTCAAACATGTCTGCTGACTCTTCTAACTCTTCCTGCAGACTTGCCTGAAATTCTTCCATATCTCCGGTGATGCGTGCATGGATTTCACGCATCAAACCGCGAGTTGTCTGACTCATCGTCTTCACTTTTTCACGGCATTCATCATCAACTGATTCCGCATGCCCTCCATGCACCAGTTTGTACGCATCTGGATTATCCAGAACGGTCTCGGCTTTCAGAAACCTGACTCCATCTTCAACGACGCAGATTTCGTCAGGTGCTGAAGGACCAGCCTGCATGTCAAACAGTAAACGACATTTCATCGATCTGTTACCTTATGCGTATGTTGGCAGGCCAGTGACCGTGATTGTCGCAGAGAACTTAAGACCGTCTGACATGGCGACCGTGTTTTCCCATGTGATGCCCGCACCAGCGAAGGACATGGTTGTTGTGCCAGTATCGGCAAACACGACAGCCCAGTTCTGCTCAGCCGGCGTGGTAATCAGATCTCGGAGCTCATGGTGATTCCCCAACCCCGGGTCGTAGAATCCACTGAAGGAAACTTCACCGACGGAAGAATACCCCGTTTGCGAAAACGCTCGCCCGACCGCGCCGTCCAGAGTCGTGCAGTCATAGACTTCACTCTCTGCGCCTGTGTACGTAATCGAGTCCAGCTGAGCCCGTGCTACAAGCGTAGTGCTGATTTCCTGCTGCAGCACGGTTCCCTTAGATGCTACTTTTACCATGATTCAACCTTTCGTAATGGTTGCCGTATCGTCGTTGAATGAAAGTCGACCAGCCGTAACAAGGTAGCCGTGTCGTCCACCGTCCGTAATCACCAGCTCACTGGGAATGTTGATCCTGACCCGCTTAGCGCGACCGAGAAGCTCACCAGTTTCAAAATTGTAAATGCTCCATGTCCCGGTATCTTTGTGCCAGTCGATTTTCATCGAAGAGCCGCTCGCAATCCGCGAACCTTAATTCTCTGCCTCATCTTTTTGATGAACGTCTTTTGCATCTGATTGACAGCGACGCGAGCCGCAGCACTGGACGATTTCGCGTATCCGACCTTCACCGGTTCCGGTCGACCCGTCTTCTGCCACATGCGTCCTGTACGTCGTCCGGTTGTGTGCTGAATACGATCTTTTGTTCCAATCAGATACCAATGAACATTCTGCTTCGACATGTGCTTACCCGGCCAGCTGCGGCCCGGCGTTCGTCCATATCGCGGGTTATGCGTGTTTCCTTTTCGTCCAACTGAACCACCGACCTTCGCGAAGATCCGGTGATCAAGTCCACGTCCTCGTTTGAATCGATGAGCGATCGTCGCTCTGACACTCGGATGTTTGATTTCCCGTTTGATTGCTTTGGCAATCAGTTTCATTCCTGCTCGCATCCCAGCGACGACTGCCGGCCGTGCGACTGACTTATTGATCTTGTGTAGGTTCTTAATCGTTTCGTTGACACCACTGATGCCAAAGAACTCCGCGCCCTTCTTTGCCACGCGAGGCCCGGTATACGCTGTTTTGGGAGCAACTGGAGCCATATCTAGCTGGTCCTTAACTCGTTGCCAGCCAGATCGAACCCGGTCGGCTCGCTGACTTCGTAAGCGGACGCTCCATCCTTACGTGCTCTGATCCTGTAGGTCGTCCGAGCTGTATCGGACCAGTCCCATTCTGTTTCACCAAGTTCCCGAGTCTCGACGGACCACGTATAAGTGGTGCCGTCGATTACCCGGACAATGATGTCCCCACTGGCTGGTGTCAGACCTGCGAGATCTGACACCCTGATTAACCAGTCGGATATTTCAACAACCTGCTCAGCACCCCCCACATCGATGGGGAGCTTCATTGTCGCGCCCTGAACAGCATTGCTGATGGTTAATGTCGTCGCACCTTGAGTGTACGTAACAGGAGACCCGGCAATACCCCGGAGCGCTGTCAGCCCAGCTGAAATAGCAGTCTCAAAGAACGACGGCATGATTAAACTTCAACCGCTTCTGTGATGCTGATTGCATCAGTAACGACGATTGGCACGCCATGCGATTCCACAGGAAACGGAGCAGGAGCACCAGTGGTATTAGTGGCTGTTCGTGACTGCTGCAATTGCTTCAGCGACTGCCGATGCATCACAAGAACGTCCGGTCCCATGTTCGCAGGGAACTCCGAAATCATGTCTGAGACCAAGTCGTCATCGAGACCGGCACCCGCGTCAGACGCATGCAGGTTCGCAATTCGGCCGGCCGAGAACGACCCACCAAGTTGAAGCCCGATATAGGCTGAGCTGGGGGTGTAGTACACAGGGAAACCACCAGTGGATCCGTCCAACGTCGCTTCAGTGACAACAGTGTCACCAACATCAAGTGCCAATGCAGGAGACACCAGACGAACGTCATCAAAGCCCAGTCGCAGGCCATAGACACTTGACTGAGTACTGGCAGTCGTTCCACCAGCATTGATGACCATTGCATCAGCCAGAGCATCGAGATAAGTCGATGCCAACAGGCCAACGAAACCAGCCGCATCACCAGGTGATGTCACGCCATAGATGATCTGCTGTTCGAGGTCGAACATTGCAGCCTGCAGGTGACGCATGCCTTCACGAGCGATATACGCCTGCGTTCCATCGCGCCAGCTGTCAGCAAGCGCCTTGTCAGTTTTCCAGCTGAAGTCCAGGATCGTACAGGTCGCTGACACGACCGTGTCGATTGAGCTGTCGTAGTCCCGTGGAGTATTCACCGCACGCCAGAACCCGGTAGGGGCTCCGGTGTAAGTATTGTGCTTGTGCGTACTCGAACCATCCGACGTGTCGGAAATCGTCATTCTGGACACCAGTGGTGCCCGTTCAAGTAGATTGCTCGTCTCCGTGCGATCTACATCCAACGCATCCGCGACAAAGTCCGCGACTGTATGAAAATCCGATGCCATTGTTACTGCTCCTCAAGAGAGTGATAGAGAGTGAAAACCACTCTGCTGGAGTTAGTTATTCTGTCCGTGAATCTTGATGCGATTTGCGAAAGTTCGTTCTTTTGCTTCACCGTTGACAGGTGCTTCAGCAAAGTCTCCGCCTTCGTCTTCACCGATACTCAGTGATTCAAGACGAGATTCCAGTCCCTGAATTTTGACAGCCTGTGCCTTGCAAGCGCCATCGAGTTCTTCGATCTGCTTCTCCAGAGCATCAGTAAAGCTGACATTTTCCATGAACCATTTCGTACCGTTCTCGCTACCGAAACGGCTGACGTATCGATTCAGTTCCGCGGTGAAATCATTCCGCGTCGGAGCCGCATCGACAACTTCTTCGTGAGCTACATCAGACACGGTTTCACCGCCCTTCTGTAATGACAATTGATGACGTTCAAGAAAGCGTGATACGAATTGCGCGAGGCGATCCGGATCAACGCTGAACTGTGACACATTCGGCCGAACGTCGGATAAGCCGAGTGCGTATTCCAAAACCTGCTCCCCTTCGATGGCAGCTTCCTGCCCTCGCTTGAACAGCCCATCTGGATTCGCTGCGGGTGAATCAACCACATCGGCTGATCGTAACGCTGCCAGTTGTGCATGCACAAAGTTGTTTGTGTTCAGTTCGTCCGGCGACGTGAAATCACCGTCCTCTGTGTTTTCCGCGGTGTGTTCCTCGACAGAATCCATGTCATGATCGAACACTACTGAGATACCGAAATCCTCCGGGGTTTCCTCAGCGAGCGTCATGACATAGTCAGCCAGATCGCCATCCGGAGTTTTGGTTGCAGCATGCTGAAAATGAAGGTCCGCCAGTACCTGATCCCCATGCACTCTGGCATTCCGGACGCGACCCAGCTTTTGACCAACTCCATCTGAGCTGAGACCGGGATGCGTGAACCGGGTTTTCATACCCGGTCGGTTCCCGGAGGAGGAAGCATTGATTGAACCCGCGACATCGGAAAGGAATTCCTGATCCACCCAGAGATTGTGACCCAGTGCTTCCCCGCGCGTGATGACAGACACATCTTCGATGAGGCCAGCGTCAAACACGCCGGCATGCCGCGACACTTGCACATTCGGTGCGCGAGCGACGGACGTTCTGAAATGGACAGGTTGTTTTGTGACAGGATCCGTCATTCGTCTGTATCCCCGCTATTGTCATCAGGCACGCCCAGTTGTTCCGCTTCTTCCGGTACGAAGCTGACTTCCACGTCCATTGATTCAGCGAACGCTTTTGCTTTTGCGATCTCTTTGATGTTGTCCTCGAATTCACCTCGCCCACGTTCTTTGCAGATGCGATATGGGTTATCGAGTCCGGCAGCGATCGCCATGACATCACCTTTGATTTCTTTTGCTGGATCCCACCATGGCATGCCAATGGGGACCCATTCGAAATCAACGTCATTAATTGTCATGCCGGCAGGCAACGTCAGCAGTCCGCGGCTGATCCAGATACGCATCCACCAGATGGTGATTTGTCGTAGCACTTCGATCACGTCAGCACGCTTCGCGCGACATGATCTTTCATATTGCATAAATGCTGATTTGGATCCGAAGAAGTTGGTGAAGTCTTCTTTGTAGAACGAGAACGGGATGTCGAGGGCTTTGAGTGCCATCCCCAGGACCAGATGCAGAAAATCCTGCGTAGAGGAACCGGGATTATCGGTCTTAAGGAATTTCGCGTCTTCACCCGGTTCGAGTTCGAGCTTCACCGGCCCTTTGCCGAAATCGACTGTGTAGTCATTGCCCGACTTGATCGTCTCACCGATGCCATCTGTAGCGCTGTCAGTGATGACCATCGCAAACAGCTGTTCGACTTTCATTTTCGCGAGCGCGAAGTCGATGCCTTCGTACAGGTCACGAAACGAGTTGAACGCACAGGCCAACGGGGAAACGCCACGCACTTGATCAAACCGGAACGATGAGTCGAAGCACGCATGCTGAATCATGTTACGAGCCGGCACGCGCTTCAGAAACTCGTTGAGTCCATGCTCGCCACGCTTGTGTAATCCCCAGCCGAGCGCTCGACCGTCTGCGTCGACGTTGCAACCATTGAACCAGCGTTGGTCACGTTTGATATCGTCCGGGTCAGCGATCAACTCCGATTCAACCGCCTGTAACCGGCCGCTTGAGCGTTTCACGAGGAAGACATCACCGTCGATGACGCGGCGGCCCTCAAGCATCCGCATGAGTCGCGGAAATGGATGCCGTTGTGCCTGGTCGCAGTTATGCGAGCGGGATTGGACCTTAACCAGGTCTTCAATCTGTTGATTCAGCTCGTCGCTGTCAGTCCGAACCTGAAAGTCGAACTGCGTACAGTAATCGAGATGTTTGCGAATCACCCAGCTGACTGCGGAATAATTGCGGACCAGATCGCGGCCAGTGCCGATGATCTTTTTGCGGTCACGATGCTTGAGCTGTTCATCCTCATATTTCAGGACGGCGCTCGCGGCTTTACGTTTCCCGGTCGACGCGACCGCGTCGTATCCGGAAGTGAACATTGTGGCAATACGATTCTTGACAGCGGTCAGCATTACACGCC